TTCAGCGCTGGGGCGTTGACACTATCTTTATCGACTCCGCAGCCGCTCAGTTTGCAAGCGACTTAGCCTACATCTATGATATTAGCACTTCCAAGGCTAAGAAAGACGTACTTCCTGGCATTAGCTATGTTCAAAGCGTAATAGAGCAAGGTAGACTACGTGTGGCACCTCATTGCACTCACACCTTAGCGGCTTTGGATATGTATCGTTGGGACATGAAAGAAACTCTTGTGCGCGAGAAACCTATGCATGATGAGTTCTCTCACATGGCAGACGCCCTACGTTACGGAATCTATTCGATGATTACTCAGTAATATTGTTTAGTATTCCTTAAAAAATATTAGGTTGCCTGAGGTATTAACCCTAAGGTATTGCGCCTCTTCAAGAATTTGCGTTTCCGTCTTACTATCTTCATAGATAGACGGAAATAGTTCTTTTAATAGGTGTTTTTTAGTAGACTCCCGACCAAGCTTATGGTTATTATTTATATAAAAATAGCCAGGAGGAGAGTAGTGAGAAAAAGTAAACCCTAAGGCATTATATAAATTACCGTTACTCCAATCTCTATCTGCGTAAGACATTAAGGATTTAGGGGTGTAGCTACGTTCAAAGTGCTTTAATAGCTTACTTGCCCCACCCACTACAGTTACATCTAGTATAGAACAGTACCTATATAGCTCGTATTCATAGGTACTGTGGTTCCTGGACTTACCAAACGTCATTACAGCGACTAGCTCGTCTTTTAGAAAAAGACCTAGGTTAATAGGTGTAGGCCACCCAGCCCCTTGTATATGATTATCCATTAAAAACTGTTTAGGGAAATTTATTTCTTTTACCTGACACTTCCTGGCAAATACTGTGGTAGTTAAGTCTAGTATACTACGGATACGAGACTTAACTATATCTAACTTATTATTAATATCATAGTCATATATATGTATCAGCCTATAGCCAAAATCTTCGACATCGTTAGTTTTACCTAAATGATAGTCTTTAGGCTTCTTGTTATCTGCATGCCAGAAGCAACCGTTTACTTCAAAGGCTATCCCTAGATCAGGTAGTACAATATCTAATTCTTTATTACCTAAAATAGACCTATCCCTCTCTACAATCCAGCCCTTATATATGCTTTTAATATACTCAGATATAGTTTTTTCATGACTAGAGGTTCCTGCGGGTTGGCATATTTTACAGGCATACCCCCTATCCTGAACTAGGTTAGACAGCCAATACTCTCCTGTATGACCACACTCTGTATTGAGAATCCTTATAGGAGATAAAGAAGTATTATACTCTACAATACTGAGGTGCGGGTAGCATCTATGTATTCTTGCCTCAGCTTCTTCTAAAGTTAGTCTATTGTGAGAGGTACGTGGACTACATATAGGACAGGTAGAATAAGAATCCCTAGTCAGTAAATTTGTAGGAGTAACTGATCTGGTATGTCCCTTAGCACAGGCAATCTCGATAGGTGTATTAGCCCCTAAATACGTACCTAATACATGTATACTGGGATGCTTAATGGACATTTCTTGTAAAAAATCCTCCTGAGATTTTTTACCTGCCTTTGGTTTACCAACACATAACCTACAAAATACTCCAGACCCTTTAGATACCAAGTTTGATGGAATAACGTTCCAAATATGCCCCTCAACACAGCTGAGAGCAACAGACGTTTTAGCATTAATATATTTAGATATTAGGGTGGTGGCCCCCTTAGATTTCATAAATAGTGTTTCTTCAAAACTCATAGTAATTCCTTTAGTGTATAAGACATTATACACGGAATAATAGGAAGACACAAGTTAATTTTTTAATATGTGCTCTAAAAAAATGGAGTTGACTTCGCGCTGCTAACGTGCTATAATACAAGCAGAATTAAGGAATCGAGCATCACAAAATTACACGGCCAAACATTAGTACGCATGGAATAGGTTACACAATGGCTAGCAATACAAAAATAAACAGAATACCAGTTAAGTGGGTTAGAGATAGAGCAAAAGCTGCCTATGTTAAAGCAGATAAATGCTTTGTCTGCGGGTCTACCACAGATTTAGAACTACACCACCTTAACTCCGTAACACTTTTACTGAATAAGTGGGCCGCTGAAAAGGGTTACGACATTGATACTGACGAAGGCATTCTAGCTGTAAGAGATGAATTTATCGAAGAGCATCATACAGAATTATATGATCTGGTATTTACCCTATGTAATAACCACCATGTAATGCTGCATAATATATACGGTAAGATCCCTACTGCACCTTCAGTCCCTAAGCAGCAGAAATGGCTTCAACTCCAAAAGGATAAGTTTGAGGGCAATACTGCTCACCAAAACTTTCCAACCAGTACAGGCTCCTTCTTTAGCGCATTTTACTAAATAGGGATAGTATGGGAATATACGAAAAATCAATGGGCTGGATTAGAGAAAAACTAAATCCAGCCCAAGCTGTAATCTACTCCGAGAGCGGAGTAAACCAAAGTACTGATCAGAACCTTACGTATGTAAGAGCTTTTGAGAAGTTAGAGGCAGTAAATCGCGGCGTAAACATGATCGTTAGTGCTGCGTCTAGCTTAGACTATGACGTAAAGGATAAGGTAGCAGACGGTATCGTAACTGGTATGCGTCAAAAACAGCTAAATACGCTACTAAACTTCAGGCCTAACCCATATCAGTCAGCGTATGACTTTAGACAGAATATCTTTACAGACCTAGTTTTAGAAGGTAATGTGTTTATCTACTATGATGGTACTTTCATGTACCATCTGCCTGCAGCTAACGTACAGATTATTACAGACGAAAAAACATTCATTAAGAAGTTTACGTACAACGGTACGGTAGACTTCAGACCAGACGAAGTATTCTACTTTAAAGATGTTTCTAACGATTCGATCTATAGAGGTAGTAGTAGACTTCAAGCAGCTATACGTTCTATTAATACACTATACAGTATGCAGGAGTTCCAAGAGAGCTTCTTCAAGAATGGTGCAGTATTTGGATTAGTCCTTACAACTGAAAATACCTTAGGTCAATTGGCCAAGGAAAAGACTATTAACTACTGGATGAGCAAGTACAACCCTAAGACTGGCGGAAAACGCCCGGTGATTCTAGATAGTGGGCTAAAGCCACATAACATCGCAGAATCTAACTTTAAGGATATGGACTTCGACGTATCTATTAGAACACATAGCGAAAAGATTATGCAAGTCTTAGGCGTTCCGCCTATACTGCTTGCAGGCGGTAATAATGCAAATATCTCTCCTAATTTGCGTCTGTTTTATTTAGAAACAGTAATGCCAATAGTTAAGAGATTCATTAGCGCCTTAGAGCGCTTCTATGGATACGATGTTGAAGCTATAACTACAACAGTATCAGCACTACAGCCTGAACTAAAAGATATAGCCTCGTACCACTCTACCTTAGTAAATGCTGGCATCATTAGTCCTAATGAGGCAAGACTAGAACTAAGGTATGTAGCTAAGCCTGGCAACGATGATTTAAGAATTCCAGCTAATATAGCTGGTTCAGCTGCAAATCCTAGCGAAGGTGGTGCGCCACCTAAACCTAAGGAAGCAAAATAAAGGAGTATTATGGTAGATAAAAATAAGATACTTACATTACAGGGTGTCTTTACTAAGAGTGAGCTACCTTCTGCTGCTGATACAATTGATTCTATTAACATATCCGGGTATGCAAGTACTACAGATATTGATAGACATGGAGATGTTATCCCCGCCTCAGTGTGGGAAGCAGGAATCCAGAATTATTTGAAGAACCCAATAATTCTAGCGTATCATAGCCACGATTTGCCTATTGGTAAAGTAGTAGAACACAAAGTAGACGACAAAGGGCTGTGGGTTAAAGCCCGTATCTCAGCCGCTGCTGAAGACGTGTTTAATTTAGTAAAAGATGGCGTTTTAACGGCATTTAGTGTAGGGTTTCGCATCCTCGATGCCGAATACAACTCTGCAGCAGAAGTATTTATTGTTAAAGAACTAGAGCTACATGAAATTTCAGTAGTTTCAGTTCCAGCAAATCAAAATACTTTATTTAGTTTAGCTAAGTCATTTGAAACAGATGACGAGTATAAATCTTTCAAAATGCAATTTGCATCTAATGGCACTTCAGCTAAAGGGCTAGAAAACCCTAAAGATACAAATAGCGATAATATTAAGGAATTCAATATGGACAAAATCGAACTTGAAAAAATGTTGGCCGATGCTGCTAAGCTTGCTGCCGAGAATGCTACTAAGGCATTCGTAGAAGCTCAGCGCGTAGAAGCTGAAAAGAACGCGGCTAATGCTAAGGCTGAAGCAGACATGCAAGACAAGATCAAAGCTGCTGTTGCCGCTCAAATCGTAGTTGGCGAGTCCGGTGCCGAGAAGCTGTTAGCTGACGTTGAAAAGCGTTTCGCTGAACAAACCGAAAAGACTAGCGGCATTCTAGCAGGCCTAGAAGCTTCTATCAAGGAAAAGGCTGCTGAGCTGGATGCAATCCAGAAGAGCAAGATGCAGTTCTCTGATAGCAAGGGTCTTTCCTTAGACTACGCAGAGCGTGAAAAGGCAGTGCTTCTGTCTAAGATGTCCGGTAAGGCTTTAGGTGATACCAAGTTTGGTCGTCAACTAGTCGAAAAAGCTGGTGCTCACGTTCCAGGCGCTGTGCCTTGGGAATTAGAAGTTTCTCTGAATATGGAAAACGAAGTTCGTCGTCGTTTAGTTATTGCTCCTACCCTGCGCAACATCACAATGCAAACTAACGTTATGACGTTCCCAGTTAATCCTGAAGCAGGTCTAGGCCAGTGGGTTACTAACGCCCAATTCGGTACTACCGACTCTAAGGGTAACACACTTACTCATCAACTAAAAGAAGTTACGCTAAATGCGTACAAGGTTGCTACGAATGAATATCTAGCCTACGAAGAAGAAGAAGATTCACTTCTTGCAATTCTTCCAGTAGTTCGTGATGCCATGATTCGTCGTGTTGCACGTACTGTTGACCGTGCCTTCCTTCTAGGTGCTGGTGCTGGTGCTGATCCAGTTAAGGGTCTTGCAACGTACGACGTAGCTTCTACTGTAACTCTAGACATTTCCAATGCAGATAAGATGACAGTTGCTAAGCTACGTGCTATGCGTGCTGACTTAGGTGCATGGGGTCTTAATCCTTCTGATATCGTCTTCGTCGTTTCTACCGAAGGTTACTACGATCTTCTAGAAGACACCCTGTTCCAGACAATGGACAAGGTTGGCACTCAAGCTACGGCTCTGACCGGCCAAATCGGTCTAGTCGGTAATACTCCAGTGCTAGTTTCAGCAGAACTTCCGGCTAAAGCCGACACAGCCGTAGGCGCTATCTGTTATGCTCCTGCTAACTTCCTAGTCGGTAACCAGCGCGGACTGCGTTTCGATACTCAAGATCTAGTTGAAACTCAACGTAAGGTTCTAGTATCTTCACTACGTACTGGTATGACACAAATCACTACCAACATCGGTGGTGGCGTTTCTACTCTACGTTACGTAGCCTAAGAAATACTGACAGGTCT